AGGTTTATTTCAAAAAGAAACAGAATTAAAAATTAAAAATATAATACCAAAGGAAGACGTAACTTATACGGGCGGAGTAGCTCAAAACGTATTAGCTAACTCTCAATTCCTAGACTATAAAAATTTTAAAATAGATCCGTTATGTACTGATCAAGGTATTTCTTTAGGTGTTATGTATGATTATATGAAAGGAGATTTAACTCTTCCAAATCCAGTCTATTTAGGATTTACTCCATCGTATGAATTTTTGCATTATCCAACCTTTAAAGACTACGATATCGTTGATACCACTCCAGAGGACATATGTGAGATTTTAAAGAAAAACCCTGTAGCTCTCTTCCAGGGGCGCTCAGAACAGGGCCAGAGAGGCCTAGGGAATCGATCTTTGCTTATGGATGGCACTCACCCTCACGCTGTTGCATTAGTCAATAAAATTAAGCGTAGAGAATGGTTTAGACCCTTTTCTCCTGCAATTATGGAAGAGTATGCAGAGGAGTATTTTGATATTAAAAACCCTTCACCTTATATGCTTTATGTATTTAAAACCAAAAAAGATCTACCTAATGTAAGTGCGGTTGATAAAACGGCTCGAATACAAACGGTTAATAAAAAAGATAATCCTCATTTTTATAATTTACTTTCTGCGTTCAACAAAAAATATAAGACTCCTTTCTTACTTAATACAAGCTTAAATCTAGCTGGTCATACGCTAGTAGAAGATCTAAATGATCTTAAGTATATGCTTGATTACAGTGATTTAAAATATGCTTATTTACCTGAGGTAGGAAAATTAATTATATCTCAATGATATTGCCAACAGGTGTATAGTCGTCCAGTTTCCATGTCTGGCTAGACTCATCCCAATATTGTGCTATTGCAAAAGTAGCATCTACGCCATCATCAGCTTTTTCAACCAGTGCTACTGGAGGTTCATAAGAACCTGTTGCATTATTAAGAGTCCAACTTGGGTGAGGTGCAGATGGTGCTCTAAATAATTGAAGAGCTTCGTCCCACACTGTTACACCTACAGAAGGTGTAACTCCTCTATAAGAAGAAACTCCAGTGGCTTCGTCGGGTCCAAAATTACATTTTTTAAAATTTTCTATAGGAAAGCCTGTAAGCACAGCGCATCTTTTAGCACCATTGTGCTCAGCATCTCCATCGTAGTCATTACTATCAATTATCATTACTTCTTGAACTATGTTGTTATCATCAATTCTTGCGAATCTTTCTGTTGCCATAATTATCCTATGTACGTCCCCGAAGCTGTAAAGGTATGAATTGTGTCACTGCCATCTGTTGCTACTGAGTTTCCAGAAGTGGTTGTAGATGAAGCTGTTAGTCTTCTAATAATTACAATTCCACTTCCACCGATAGTAGGTCCATATCCTCGGTTTCCGCCACCACCGCCTCCTAAGCCGTTAGTGCCTACTGAACCAGAAGGGCTAGAATTACCATTACCTCCTCCGCCAGCTCCACCAGATCCGTTTGAAGGGCCAGGTCCCATAGCTCCGCCAGCTCCGCCGCCTGCATAAGTTACGGGCGATCCTGTAATAGAATCTCCAGTTCCAGCTCCGCCGTTACCACCATTATTTCCGCCAGCAGCTCCAGCGTTTGCACCAGAAGCTCCTCCGCCTCCGCCAGCTCCGCCGCCGCCTTTGTTTGGAATACCTTGAGATACTGATGCTGAACCGTTACCTCCTTGAGGGGGAGATACAGGTGGAGTGTTTCCAGTTCCACCAGGATAAGCACTAGTACTTTGCCATGCAATTCCTCCGCCAGCTCCAGTTCCTCCAGAGCCTCCAGCTATTGGGGCTGAGTTTGCGTTTAAACTTGAAGCACCGCCGCCAGCTGATGTAATAGTTGCTAAGTCTCCGTATAAAACAGAGCTACCGCCTTGGAAACCAGGGCCTGTATAAATAGGACTTATACCTGTTCCGCTATCACTACCACCTGAACCTACAGTAACTGTATAAGATCCACCAGTTGTAACTTGAAAAGTTTTAGATCCGATGGCTTGCATTCCTCCGCCACCGCCTCCGCCGCCGCCGGCACCAGCTCCGCCGCCTCCAGCGACAATTAAATATTGGACATTGTAAGGGGTACCACCGGCACCGCCACTTCCAAATCCGAGCATTTTATAACCAAAAGACATATCTCTTTCCTCCTATTAAATTTATGCGTCGTTTGCAGCGTCAGTAGTATAGAATAATTTAATTCCTAGTAATCTCGCATCACCAGTAAAGGTATCACTACCATCTGCTGCGTCTCTGTAAACTTGAAAAAATGTATAGTCATCATCAGCCGGAGTTCCTGCAATTGTAATTGCTGAACTTGCTGAAGAAACAAGTACATCTTCAACAGCACCACCGCCAGCATCGGTAACTTCTTGAGCTGTTCCGAAAGCTATGTCTGCTGTGTCATCATTCGCAACTCCAACACCTTGAAGACCAAAAATACAGTTACCTGTATTCGTATTACCTGGACTCCAAAAAGCTTGAAAAGTTACTGTTCCTAAATTCCATGACTTAGGCATTGCAATAGCGAACTGTGCATATTCTTTTGTACCTGCATCAAAATCTAAAACTTTTAAATCGGGTCTTGTTGCTGTTGTTTCAACGGTTTGTGAATCAGCACCATTTGTTTCTGTTCCATACATTGCTGTAGATGGAACGAAAATAGTTTCAGTGCCTGCAATTTTAACTGCCGCTGTTCCTGATTTAAGAACTCCTGTTCCTAAAGGATTAATATTTATATCGATATTCGTGTCTGAAGATGAGGTCGCAGAAACTGTTGGACCATTTCCAGTTGCTGCATTTGCAAGAGTCAGTTCATTGATTGCTGATCCAGTAGCAGTTAATTTTAATAGTTCATTAGAGCTTGTATCTAAAATAGATGTACCAATAATTGGTGAAGTTAAAGTTTTGTTTGTTAAAGTTTGTGTGCCATCAAGAGTAACCGTTCCCATTCCAACATCAATAATGTTAGGATTGGTCCCGTCATCCGCAGCTGCATAAACAATTTTAGTTCCTTTATCAGTAGTTCCCCATGTAACGGAGCCTCCTGAACCAGATACATATTTAAATTCTACGGTGTAACCGCCGCTTGATCCGTTAGTAATAATGTAAAAAGTTTGAACGTCTAGAGGAATAGTTACTGTTCTATTTCCTGTAATTGATCCTGTTAATTTAATAATTCTGTGTGCAAGTGTAGCACCTGTTGATCCATCAGAAACTGATAGGGTAGTAGCTCCAGCTCCACCGGCTATGTCTTGTTCTTTATAACCACCGGAGATTTGCTCCATTATGTCCCAGTTAGTATTAGTTAATGTACCCCACGTGCCGGCTTTTTCGCCAGTCGTCATTAGCTGAACGCCAAGAGGTGTATAATTTGATCCCATAGTTTTAATCTCCTAATTTAAGCGATGTCAATATCTGTATACGATGTGTTTCCCGTAATGTCAACACCGCTATATGATGTGTTTCCGGTTATGTTTATGTCTTTATAACCTAATGGAGAAACGCCGCTTGATCCCAAACTACCAGTAATTAAATACCCAGTCAAGCCTATAGACATATTGGTAATAGTAGAAAAAGTTCCTAAAGATCCTGTGGCTGTCAACTTAGATAATCCTACTGTGATATAATCTATTGTAGGTAAAGTACCTAAATATGCTGTTGCTCCTAAACCGCTTAGTGGAACGTTTTTAACATCTCCAGTAGCTACAGTAGCTAATGCCATAGTTCCTGTTAATCCTGATAACCCTATAACATCTGCTGGAGCAATAGATCCTACATGTCCTGTTACAGCTTGACCCCCTAATCCTTGTGTATGGTCCGCTCCATTATTAACTGCAATTGATCCTCGAGCAACAGTTCCTTCTAAAGAAGTAGTAAGACTAAATATAAAATCGAAATTAAGTGTTAAAGAAGTATTTAATGCACCAGTCATTGCGAGCCCTGTTAATGGCACTCCAAGTTCTATGTTTACTATACTTTCTGCTCCCCAAGGATCATTGCCCCAAGTACTTCTACCCCAACCGGCACCACCTAGTAGGCCAGTCATTTCGAGTCCAGTAATATCAGCTACGGTTGTAGTATTTTCTCCCCAGTTACCATAGCCCCATTCATCTCTACCCCAACCTTCTTCTGATTGAGCATAAGCTAAAGTTCCTAAAGATGCACTGATTGAATATCCAGTAAGGGCAATAACGGGATCATAACTATCTCCCCAAGGTTCACTCCCCCAGCTTGCTCTTCCCCATCCTTGTTCAGAATAAGGTGCAGGAGTCCCAAGACTCCCAGTAGCAGATAGACCAGTTAAACCAGAAACAGTGAAATTATTTTGTTCACCCCAGTTACCTTGTCCCCAGGTTGTGCCGGATTCTCCCCAAGAATTAGCCATAAGGAAGTTCTCCTTACGACGTTAGTCTGATAATCGCGTCGGATGAATCGTTAGTTGGAAATTGAATTGTGAAAGTTCCAGATGAAACTGTTTTATCCCCACCGAAATCAATAGAACAAACGGCTGCGTTGGATGTCAGTCCAGAAATTGAAGATGAATTATAAATTAAACAACCACGAGCTGTGAAAGAAGAAGATGTCCAAGAAACGTCTGAAAAATCTGTGTAAGAAGTTACAGTACTTTTAGCCACTCCTGTATTAGTTAAAGCTTTTCCACCCGAAGAATAACCAGTTCCAGAAATTTCATTACTAGCTGAATAAGCTGTTGTTGTTGTACCTAATGTTGCGCTGTTAGTGTATAAAGCAATTTTAAAAGCGCTTCCTGCTGGAGTATCCCCAGAAGCATTAAAGCTATGGTAGCCTCCTAATAGCTCTTCTTTAAAAGTATTTGTTAACGCTGATGATATAGCCATAATATTTTTCTCCTAATTTACGGTGACGGAGATTTGATCGGAATTCTTACAGTACCATCTGTGTAATCGTCTCTTCTTCGTCTACCAATTTGCACTCCTGCAAACTTCTGTACCTCTTGTTTATACTTGTTTTCGTAAAGTGTCAACATATCCATTGGGCCTTTTAAATATGCAAAAGCTTCTGTTAAGCAGCAATATAGGAGACCCTGTGGGAAGTATTGACTAACATAGGTTCCAGATGTTGCAGTCACTAAACTTTTAGGCATCATAGTGTAATATATTCTAAATTTGTAAGTGGTGTCAGGGGTAGGGGCTACATAAAGACCTCCTGAAGTAGTACTTGAGGTTCCAGTTGCACCGCCAAACATCGCATAATATTTAGGAAAACCAGTAACATCTTGACCTGTGCTTCCTCCTTCTGTGCCCGTTAATCTATTAACATATTCGCTTAAATAAGTTTGATCTTTTTTCTGAAGCCATGTTCCTTCTCCTTCGGTATTGGCTGTAGATTCAAAAACTTCTACTCCTCGTACAAAAACCGTTCCAGTCTGTCCCTTGGTTCCTAAACCAGGAGCATTGATGGTATTATCATCAGCCGCTAAATTTCCTTCACTTACATATCTATATGCATCAGTTGGAAGATCATAAAAAAGTCTATTTTCTGCATTTTCTATAAATCTATTACAAAGAGCTGCAGTTAATACATTTGAATCTACTTCAGTATAGTTTCTAATATCAGTTACTAAATTATCGTAATTATATCCTGCCATTATGCTATTGCCTCTCTACAAGCTAAACAGCTTTTTTTGTATCTACTGTGATTATTACAATGTTGTGGTTTTGGAGTAGAT